CTGTCTTCAGTCTTGTATAACTTACTGCTTTCTTTCCACCTAACATCTTTGTCTCCTTGCTTATGCGTAGATTGCTGGTGATATGTAAACTGTTACAGTTTTATCATCAGGGTTCATTGCAGCGATTTTTCCTACAACTACATCTGAAGCAGAAACTTTGTCAGAAGCTGTCTGAGCAAAATAAACTGCACCGTTACTTGCAGAAACCATAAGAACGTAGCCGAAGTCTACGTTATCAAATACGCTCTTCTTGTCACCAAGAGCTGAGTGAGAAGCTGTTGTTACAACGTAAGCTTTCTTATATTCCAAGAATCCCTCTTTACAGAGAAGACCTTTCTGGAAAGCAGCTACTTCGTTGTTAATTGCTGGATAACCAGAAGCAATTCCAGCTTCACGAGCGATAATTCCAGCGAACTTAGGAACAGCACTTGTTACAGTAGGAGCTCCTACGTACACTTTGTTGTTCTTCTGATGAGCGTCATAGAATACACCATCTCCGAAGTTTACCTTACCAGCACTTGTTCCGTCTGGAGAAAGAAGTGCTGAGTAACCGATTGTGAAGCAGTTTTCATGGAGCTTGAGAAGCATACCATTGTCATCGTATGTTCCCTTCCAGATAGCTTCGCTGTGCATTGACAGAGTTTTACCGTTCTGTACCATGTTTTTCTCCTATCTATTAAAGGAAATCTTCATAGTTGCGAGCAACTACCGAACTTCCAGTATTACCAGAATCAACTACACCACCGTCAATCTGAGGTTTTGCAGTGTCATCTTTCAAACCCAAAACTTCCTTAACAGCACTCTGTACCAATTCAGGAAGAGCATCTTTGATTGCAGCAAGCATGTCATCTTTTGCTATTACAGTGGCAGAATCCTTGTTGTGGCAACCATCTTCTTCGTCCTTCTTAGGCTCAGCGTCTTTGTTTTCGTCTTCCTTACCTTCGTCTTCCTTACCTTCGTCTTCCTTACCTTCGTCTTCCTTACCTTCGTCTTTCTTCTCAGGCTCAGCATCTTTGTTTTCGTCTTCCTTGCCTTCGTCCTTCTTCTCAGGTTCAGAACCCTTGTTTTGAGGAGCTGTGTCATCAGCTGACGCTGAAGTCTCAGACTTTGTTTCAGAAAGTTTTGCAAAAGCTTTTGCCATTTCTTTCAGGCTGTCTCCATGAATGTCAACCCACATGCTATCGAGAGTAGCTGTGAGTTCACCTTCATTGGCGAGAGCTTTTTCCTTGTTGTCAAAGCAGTCTTTAACAACGTCCAGAAGTGTGTCTTTTGCTTCGCAGTCTTTGAGTACAGACATTGAATCAAGCACACCTTTCATTTCACCAGCAAGCTCTTCTTCAGTAGTTCCTTTGCTGTTCTTGACAGCGTTAAGAACTTCCTTACCGAACGAGAATGGTTCTTTTGAATCTTTCTGCATTTTGCTTGCTAAATAGGCAAAAATACCAGTTCGCATAGGTCTCAAACCTCCTATAATACTATCAATAACAGCAACACTTGAACCACCTCTACCAGCTCTTGTGATTGCTAAATGATTCACTTCAGTAATCTCATCTAAGAGAATATCATACCCAACTTCGTCAGGATTTTCAACGTAATGCTTTTTACATGTATAGCCAAGAGAAACTTCCTTATTCTCCAGGTAATAGTCATAAAGCTTTCGTGTATAGAATGTAAGATCAGACTTAATTCCAATCTCACCTTCAGATTCGCCTTCCAGAGCAACTACTGATACTTCGTTACCTACGATACCTCCGCAGAGCTTATCCCAGTTATCTGGGTTTACCCATACGTCTGGGTGTTCTTTTGTTACTGGAAGATTGCTGCATTTATCCTGAGCTTTTACAACTACACTGGCTGGTCTGTATTCCTTATAGAAGTCCTTCTTTACTGGAGGTTCACCAAGTGCATCTACTACTTCTGCATAGGAATAAATCTGTATACCAGAACGACATAAAATAACGTCCTTCTGTTCAATGTATGGAGAAGCGTCTGAATCTGTTACTTTACAAAACACTTTTGATCGTATCATAATCTTATACCTATCATAATATATTCAGTATCTTCTGTCAAATTACTACACAGCTTTATTCTGAGATTTTGCGAGCTTTTCGCTTCTTTTAGTGCTACCTACTCTTGTCTTCTCATGTTGTTAATTATTTTAGCACTTGTGGAAAGTACTTTGCAAGTCCTACTTTAACTTTACTTTCAGCTTCTTTATCCACTGGAAGTATCTTATGACTTCCTCTAATTGTAGTTACAGGTGTTGATAAGGCTTTAATTATATCCCATTGTTTCAATCTTCCGTTATCTCCTGTTAATCTTTTATAAACTTTATTCCAGTCCAATCCTAACGGATTACATTCACTATTATTCACTATGTTTCCTATAGGTACACCTTTATAAAACCTTGTACAACTTCTATTGTTCTGATTCTCAGATGCTGTAACAAATCTACAATTTTCAGGAGAATATCCCTTGTTGTTATCAATTCTGTCAATTTGTAGATTATCGGCATATCCATTCTTCATAGCCCATGCAAAGAACTCCTTCCTATCATTTTTCCATAAAGAGCATACTTCAATACCTCTACCACCATAAGAAGCATAATGACAGTGTTTTGGATTGTAACATCTAGCCATCATTCCTACATAAATAGTGTACAACCTACTTCCAGAAAGACCGTGCCACTTATCAAGCCATTTATGAGGTATTTTATGGTTACCTAAATAGTTTTTAACATAGGTAACTTCCAGCCCAAACTCTCTTGCTATCTCAGGAATTGTGTGTTCCTTTGCATAACTAATGAAAGTGTCTTTATCTTTAATTCGTGTTTCTGTATACATACTTAAAGTGTAGCACAAACATTCGTGTTTGTCAATACATAAGCACGAGTTATACAGACTTGTTCTCTGCTTTGGCTAACTTTTCACTACGCTTAGTTGAACCTACTCTTGTCTTAGAATGTTGTTTCTGCTCCAAGCGTGAGTAGTTTTTCTGCTGCTTATCACTCTCTGCTTTTTCCCTCTGCTCTTCGGCTGGAGACTTTCCATGAGTTTTCTTCTCTGCTTCAGTCTCTTCGTGGTGTCCTTCACCAGAAGGAACTTCAGTCTTCTGAACCTTCACTGCTTCTTCAGTAGCCTTTACCTGAGCTTTAGTCTGCTCAATATCAGCTTCCTTCTGTTCAAGTTCAAGGTCAACACGTTTCTCGTCCTGCTTGTCTCCCTTAGTCTGGATTGCTTGAAGCTTTTCAAGAATATCAGCAGTAGTACGCATATCACTTGAAACATTCTTGTCTGCTATTTCAACTGCAATATCAATAGGAAGACGAGCTGATACATAATTGAATACGGTTTCTGAATGGAACTTACCAATCTGAGCTCTTTCCAGAGCATTAGCAATTACTGGCTGGTCAAAGTGAATCTGAGTGTAAGGAAGAGCCTTAATAATCTCATCATCAGTTCCAAGAGCGTCAATAATCATAATCTTTGCAAGCTGCTTAAACTGAGGTTCAAGTTCCTTATGAATCATCTGTACCGATTCATTCTGCTTGAAGAGATTTCCCTGAGTGTCATCACCAGAACTAAAGTTTCCTTTCTCCGAAGAGAATAACAATGGCTCTGGTAATACTGCATCAGAGGCGAAGTCCTGACGGAGAAGACGGATAAGCTCAGGAACTTGTCCGAAGTTTCTGTTGATAGATTTAATGTCTCCCAGAACGTCCATTGTAATAGGATTGTCTGGACTTGCTTCACGAGTTCTTATGGTGTCTTGTTCTACAAGGTTATCCAGAGCGTTAGCACCTTCAGTAGCAAGCACTCCGTCAACATTTACAACACGAGCGAGAATACTCATCTGCTGAATCATCAAAGGCAAGCTCTGAACAGCAACTTTATAGTTCATACCAGACTGCAAATAGCCACAAAGGTCTGAGATACCCCAACCTTGATTCAGAATCTGACCCCAATAACCAGCTTGTTTAGCTGTAACTACACGAGCACAACGAGAGTGGTGCACATCGCTTCCTAAGAATGGAATAGTGTAAACTTCTGGTCTCAAGAAGTCCTTCTGAGTAGGGTTATATGGCGGAATAATGAATGTATTCCAGCGGTCAAGATTTACAAAATAATCAATACAATCTTTTTTCAATACACCGAGTTTCAAAAGAGAAGCAAGGCTTAAAGTTGTTGTTACTGGAGTGTCCTTCTTAAACAGAGGGAAACACAAAGAGCCCCCATAAACAAGTGAGGTCAAAGTGTTTTCAGAAAGAATACCCTTGAAGTCATGGACTTCCATTCTTTCCTTAACCAAGTCAATCTGCTTCTGGGTAAGATGAGTATTCTCCAGATTGCAGCCATTAAGAAGAATAGACTTTGATTTCTTATTGATTACAGTTTCAAAAATACCCTTCTGAGAGTAAAGAGAGTTTGCTTCCCATGGAGAGATGTAAACGTTCGGAAGAGACAAGTTAGAACGAGCTG